TCTAAAGTTTCGGACATTATGGTGACGCCAAACGGCGAGCAGAATCGTGCGGATACGACACGCGGATATACGGTTAATTACATTCAGACTGATGATGGGATTTTTCCGATTGTTGCGAATAATAACTTGGATGTTGATGAAATTTTATTCATTGATCACACGCGTTTATCGATTCATCCTTTAGGTAAAAGAGCGCTTTCTCATGAGTATCTTGGGAAAACGGGCGATAGCTATAAAGGCATGATTTTGGGTGAGTATACGTTTAAATTTGAAGAAGAAAAAGCGCATGCACGTGCGAAAAACATTGGGTAGGTGATTTTTAGTGACGTATAAATGTGAAAAATACCCGTCGCTTTCTTTCCTCGTTGGTGATAAATTTAAGTCATTTAGCAGTGGCATTTATGTGACGACGGACAAAAATGAGCAAGCGGTATTGGACAAACTAAATGACGTTTTAGCGATTAAAATACATGCAAAAAAGACGCAAAAGAAACGTGGCGATAAGCGATGATTATGATTGATGATGTGGTCGCAAGACTTTTGCAGTTTGGGTATGTAAGCTTAAATGATACACTGATGATTAGTTATATTATCGGCAAGACCGAGCGGTTTATTAAAGATACATGCAATCTTACGGCCGTTCCTGAATCGCTCATTAGCATGGGGACTGACCGCGTGTGTGGTGAGTTTTTACTTTTATTAAAAAACAGCGGGCAAGACGTTGGCATCGACATTGATGCGGCCGTTTCGTCCATTAGTGAGGGCGATACAAACGTTAGTTTTGCGATTGGGTCTGGGTCTAATACACCAGAACAGCGATTGGATACGATGATTGATTATCTTATTAACGGTCATAATGACGGCCTTAGTTGTGTGAGGAAATTACGATGGTGATGGATAGCACGCCTTTATTAAAGGCTAAGAGACTACTCTATACGGATACGTGTCAGGTTAAGGAATTAAGCCGTATTAAAGACGCGCAATCGGGCATTACCTCTGCTTCTTCATGGGTTGATGTTTATGTTGATAAACCGTGTCGGCTCTCGTTTTTAAGCGGTGTGCATGCAGAGCAAACGAGAAGTTATGCGACCGTTTCACAAGGCGTTAAACTATTTATTGGGCCTGAGTTTAACATTAAACCTGGGTCGATGATCATAGTTTTGAAAGACGGCGAGGAATATATTTATGAGGCCAGTGGCGTAGCTATTAAATACACAACGCATCAAGAGGTTTATTTAATAAGTAGCGAAAAGAGGGCGTAATGGGCAGATGGGGAAGCGCTAACTTTGATGGGCTAAAAAAGTTAGATCAGTCGTTAAATGATATGAGATCTTCTGATTTAGAGTGCATTTTAAGAGAAACGTGCAGCGATTTATCTACCAAGCTTATGATTGCTGCTAAGAAAAACACGCCTGTTGGGAAGACGGGCCGGTTAGTACGCGGCTTTAAGATAAGCGATGTGATGAAAAAATCTGGCATGTATTCACAGGTCGTTTCTAATGATGTTTCTTATGCAAGGCCGGTTGAGTTTGGGCATAAAAGGCGTGGCGGTAATGGCTTTGTTGTTGGGCGGTTTATGCTTAAACGGGCGACGGATGATGCTAAGGCGCAAGCGCCAACTCATGCAAAAAAGGCACTGAGAGGATTTTTAGGAGATAGGTTTAATGATAGATAATATAGTAAGGTCAATCGCAACAGCGATATCGACGACGTATCATACGGGATATACCATTTATAGCGAAGCGGTCAAGCAGGGGTTTTCACATCCGTGCTTTTTTATTGCGTGCTTAAACCAAAAACGTAAGAAAATCAGTATCGGACGAGAGAAAAGCGATTTATCGTTTAACGTTCATTTCTTTCCCAGCCAGGCAAACGCGAATTATGAGATGCAGGAAGTTGGCCAAAAATTATTCGATATATTGGAAAAAATCGAAACGCATGATGGGGATATTTATCATGGGCATGGGATGTCGTTTGAAACGGTGGATGATGTGCTTCATTTTTTTGTATCGTTTAAGGCGATTTTGAAAAATGAAGATGAGTCCGTAGATATGATGCAAAGCGTAACATTGGAGGTTAAATAATTTGGAAAAGAAAAAAGAGGGCGTTAAAAAACAGCCGTTTTCATACGGTAAATTAAAACTGATTGGCGCAAAAAGGTATCAGGGTAAACGCGATATCTTGGGCGCATTATTGGAAGAGGAAAAATCATATACGTTCAAACAAGTGGACGAGATGGTGGCTAAATTTTTAAAGAAAGAGGTGGAATAAATGGGATTAGGTGGTGGAAGTTTTACAAGTACAGATAAAATCCTTCCTGGGTCTTATATTAATTTTATCAGCTCTGTTGGAGCGGATGAGGTTTTTGCAAACAGAGGTGTTGTGGCGATGCCATTGGTGCTTGACTGGGGAATAGACGGACAGGTTATAGAAGTTAGTGCGAATACTTTTCAAAGCCAAGCAAAAGGGATATTTGGATATTCGTATCTAGACGATAAGCTAAAAGGCATAGCAGATTTATTTAAAAATGCATCAAAGGCTTATTTTTATAGGCTCGTAAAATCTGGCGTTAAGGCGACAAATACGTTTGGGAGTGCGACGTGCTTCGGGCTAAGAGGCAACGACATTACGATCATAATTTCAATCAACGTTGAGGATGCAGGTAAGATGGATGTTTCAACGCTACTCGATGGGGAAAATGTTGACGGGCAAACGGTTGCTAGTGCGAGTGAGCTTGTGGATAATGATTTTGTTGTTTTTGACACGGGCGCGACTTTGGCGCAGACAGCAGGACTAGCGATGAGTGGTGGATCTAATGGTGACACGGTTACGGGCGCTGAGTATAGTGCGTTTTTAGCGATGATTGAACCGTACAGATTTAATGTGTTGGGCTGTTTAGCTTTAGACGATACGATCAAAGATTTATTTGTTGCGTTCACAAAGCGCATGCGGGATGATAACGGAATCAAGTTTCAAACGGTCGTTTATAAAAGAGAAAGCAGCGACTATGAGGGTATTATATCGATCGATAACGAGACCCTTACGAGCGGCGCATTAGCCTCATCTTTGGTTTACTGGACAGCAGGCGTAATTGCGGGCGTGCTCATTAATCAGAGCGTCACAAACAAGGCGTATGATGGGCAATTTGAGGTTGATATTAACTACACGATTGATGCGCTTGAAGGTGCGGTAGCGGCCGGTAAGTTTATTTTTCACCGCGTTGGTAATGAGGTTCGCGTTTTAACCGATATCAATACGCTTCTTACATTTAGCGCAGAAAAGACCAAGGATTTTTCTAAAAATCAAACGATTCGGTGTATTGACCAAGTGGGTAATGATATTGCGTATTTATTTAACACAAAGTATTTGGGCTTAAAAGCGAATGATAATGCGAGCAGAGTTGGGCTTTGGAGCGATATTGTTTCGTATCACAGACAACTCGCTGACATTGGTGCGATTGAAGGGTTTAGTGCTTCGGACGTTGTCGTTAGCCAAGGCGACGATAAAACTAAGGTTATTATTTCTGATACGATCACGCCGATAAGTGCGATGGAGCAACTATATATGACTGTGATTGTGCAGTAGGGAGAATATTTAAATGGCGATAAAAATGCAAGCAAAAGATGCGATCACTGCGTCAATGGCGGAATGCTTTTTGACGATTGATGGTGAAAGGTATAATTTCATGCAGTGCATCAATTTAGAGGCGAGTGTGGAAAAAAGCAAGGCGGAAGTACCGATTCTTGGCAAGACAGGAAAAGGGAACAAGGCAACAGGCTGGAGCGGTTCTGGTAGTGCGACGTTTCATTTTAATACATCGATTTTTAGACAGCTTGCTTATAAGTATAAGCAGACGGGTGAGGACATATATTTCGATATTCAAGTATCGAATGAGGATCCGTCGTCTGCTGTTGGCAGACAGACGGTTATTTTAAAAGAGTGTAACATCGACAGTTTCTTGCTGGTTAAGTTTGATGCGGATGAGGAGTATCTTGAGGATGAGTTTGACTTTACGTTTGAAGACTTTGAGATTCCTGAAACATTTAGCACGCTGAAAGGAATGATGTAAGTATGGGGAATGATCTTAGAGCGTTTATGGCGGAAAATATTGAAAAGGACAAAAAAATTCTTTTTACTGCGTCAAGTCGAATGGTGGATAAAGACGGAAAAAAAGTACCATGGGAGCTTAAGGCGATTAATGCAAAAGAGGACGAAAAGATACGCGCATCATGCACGGTTAAGGTTTCATCAAAGCGTGGCGGCGTCAGGATGCCTGAGACTGATATTAATAAATATATCGGGCTAATGGTGGCGTCTTGTGTTCTATATCCAAACTTAAACGACAAAGCCCTTCAGGATAGTTATGGCGTTTTAGGTGCTTCTGAGCTTTTAAAGGTGATGTTAAAACCGGGCGAGTTTGCGGATTTAACCACGCAGGTTCAAACGATTAATGGGTTTGATGTTTCAATGGAGCAGATGGTAGATAGCGCAAAAAACTCATAAGTGAAGGCGATTTTGAAGCGAATCAGGCATATTATTGTCTTCACAAATTAAAAATTTTACCCGGTCAATATTTAGCCCTTTCGAGAAAAGAGAGGGCTTTTATTGCGGCCGCGATTAGCATGAAGGTTGAAAATGAAAGACAAGAGATTAAAAAAACAAAGAGAGGGGGGAAAAGATAATTATGGCAACTATATCAACCACGTTAAAACTCTATGATGGTATGTCGGCGAAACTTTTTCACATTACAAAGGCAACTGATAACTTGCTTATTAGCTACGATGCTGTTCAAAAATCGAGCGGGGCAATGATTGATACACGGCCGTTAGATAATACGCAAGGTTTTATTACAAGATTGAGCGAGCAGATAGATTCTCTGATGGGGTCTTTTTCAAATGATGGCGTACAGGTTTTTACACAAGGTTTTGAAGCACTTAGCCCATTATTAGACTTTATTTCCACTAAGATCGGAATATTAATTACCGGGCTCGGTTTATTTACGGCCGGCCAATGGATGATGAATACAGCGCTTTTCGCATGCCCAATTTTTTGGATGATCGCTGCGATTGGATTAATCGTGGCTGCAATTTCATGGTGGACGGTATCGGTCGGCGGATTAAAAACAGCTTGGCTGATTGTGGTAAATGCGATTACAACTGCTTTTGGTACGGCCGTCCTTAGTTGGATGCAAATGGGAACTAAATTTATCATATTTCTGATGAAACTAAAACTGGCATGGCTCAATATAAAAAATGCGATTGTTGGATATGTCATTGATTTATATGTATCGGTTGTGACATGGCTAGAAAAAACGGTGAATTCGTCTATTGATATTATCAATGCGTTTATCGGCGTTTTAAATAGCATTCAGGGGGTTCAGATTAATGCTGTTGCTAAAGTTTCGTTTGCGGCTGGAAATGCTTTAAAAGCCGAAGCGGTGCGTCAAGCGAGCAAAGCAGAATCGGAAAACTATGCGAGCCAAATTAGATCAGCGCAAGCGGGATTTAGCCAAAACATGAGCAATTTTGAAGCGTCGCTTATCGCTAGCAAGAAAGAAAGAGACACGGAAATAATGGTGTCATCGATGGGGCATGTCGGGAACGCTGGGGTATTTGATGCGTTTAATGTCGGTCAACAGATCGCAGATAACACAGGACGGTCGGCCAGTAATACGGAAAAGCTGAATGATCAGATGGAATCTACCAATGAGGAGCTAAAATACTTACGTGATTTAGCGGAAGTAGAAGCGGTGAATCGATTTACGACGGCCGAAATAAATATTGAGATGAACAACGAAAACCAGATATCGCACGATATGGATATTGATGGGATTATCGATGATTTAACCGAAAAACTAAACGAGGCGATGCAGGCGACGGCGGAGGGTGTTTATGTATAGATTTTATTTAGATGGGGTGTTGATGCCGGTGACACCAGGCAAAATTAGTACAAAAATTAAAAACACGAACAAGACGATCAGCCTTTTAGGGTATGACGTTAATCTTCTTAAAACGCCAGGGCTTACGCAGATTAGCTTTGAAACGGTTTTACCGACTGGGCGATACCCATTTTCTATTTATGATCATGGTTTTTTTCCGGCGACGTATTTTTTATCAAAAATCGAAGGGCTAAAAGTTAACAAGGCGCCGTTTACGTTTATCGTTTCAAAAGTTTTACCAGACGGCGATATTAGAACGGGCATAAATATGATGGTTTCATTAGAAGATTATACCATCACAGAGGACGTTTTAAAGTATGGTCAAGATATGGGTATTAAAATTAAACTTAAACAGTATCGTCACTTTGGCACGAAGGTTTTATCTTTGTCTGAGGATGGTTTGACAGCAACAATTGGTGAGACTAGACAATCGAAACAACCGGAGCAATATTATACGGTTAAAGGAAATGAAACAGTATATGATATCGCAAAGCGAGAGACTGGCGATGGTGAAAACTATGCGAATATCATGTCGCTGAATAACTTGGCCAGTATCTTTGATATTGATGTTGGGCAGGTGATAACGCTTGGTTGATGTGTATATTAAAAATGGTGAAAATCTTCTTTGTCCGAGTATTGTTGACGGCGTAAAGCTTAATTATGATCGTGTGGGCGTTTGTGGGAAGTTTGAGTTTGAGGTTTATCTTGATGATGTTTTAAGCGTTACCCATGGTGATGGCGTGATATTAAAAGTGGATAACGTGGACGTTTTTTATGGATTTATCTTTATATTAAAGGAAAATCCAAAAAAGAAAACGATCAAAATAACGGCATATGATCAACTTAGGTATTTAAAAAACAAGGAAAGTTACGCATATTCGAACATGAGCGCGAGTGATGTTGTTCGCATGATTGCGAATGATTTTAGGCTTAATTTAGGCATTATTGATGATACGGGCTATAAGATTTCATCGCGTATCGAAGAGGACAAGACGTTATTTGATATTATTCTATCGGCATTAGATATAACGCTTAAAAACACAGGGCGGCTTTATGTGCTGTATGACGATTTTGGAAAGCTGATGCTTCGCGATGTTGAAAACCTGTTGCTGGATGTGTTGATTGATGCGGATACGGCGACGTCTTTTGATTATAAATCTTTGATTGATAGTGGCGCGTATAATAAAATTAAGATAACCAAGCAAAACGACGATACAGGTTTACAGGACACATTTATCGCAAAAGACAGCGAAAACATGAATAAATGGGGAATTTTACAGTGGGTAGAAAAGGCTGATGATGGGATTAACCCTGCCAATCAAGCAAATACGCTTTTATCTTTATATAACAGACCGAAGCGTGATTTCACTTTAAAAAAAGTGTGTGGCGATTTAAGGTTTAGGCCTGGGTTTTCTGTCTTAATGTTTTTAAGCTTAAATGATATTCGTCTTAAAAACTATATGATGATTGAAAAGGCCACGCACACGTTTAAGGACGATGTGCACTTTGTTGATGTAACGCTTATTGGTGGTGATATTAATGTCAACTAAATTATTGAGCCAGATAAAATGGATTGTAAACAGCGCGATACAAAATAGCAACCCTGTTCGCATCGTTATTGGGCAGGTTGAAAGTATTGATCCTGTGATAATTAGTCTGAATCAAAAGATTGTGATTTCAGAAAGCTTAATTATAAGAACGCAAAAAATTACAGGCTTAGCGGTTGGCGATACGGCCATTTTATTAGCGGCCACTGGCGGACAAAAATATATTATATTGGATGTGATGATGTGATTCCGAATGGGGATGAGAGAAGTATTTTACTCGAAAATTTTAAAAGCAAGAGTTACGACCTTGATGGTGGGATTATTATCGATGGGCGAGATGCGGTTAAGCAATCGGTTTTTTTGACCCTCAATACACCACGCTATGGGTGCGCCATTTACTCTTGGAATTATGGGGGACAGCTAGAAAATTTTATCGGAAAGTCACTATCCATCGTTTATGCGATGGTGCAAACGAACATAAAAGAAGCGATCATGATGGATGACAGAATTTTGAATGTGAATGGGTTTTCGTTTAAAAAAGATAAAGGCTTTGTGACGGTTTTTTTTACGGTCACGAGCATATATGGACAGTTTGAAAGTGAGGTGAATGTGAATGTTTGAAGATAAAAGTTTTGAAAATATATTAAACGAAATGCTTGGTCATGTACCTGGCGGACTTGATAAACGAGAAGGGTCGATGATTTATAATGCGGTCGCACCAGCAGCTTATGGTCTAAAAAATATGTATATCGCGCTTGATCTTATTTTAAAAGAGACGTTTGCGGATACGGCCACGAGAGAATATTTAATCTTGCGTGCGTATGAGCGCGGTATTACTCCGCAGAGCGCGACTCGGGCTGTGATGAGCGCATCATTCAATATGGATGTGCCGATTGGGTCCCGTTTTTCGGCCAGCACGTTTCGTTATACGACGCTTTCGAAAATTGATGATTTCAACTTTGAACTTGAATGTGAAACGGCTGGTGCTGATGCGAATTATCAGCTTGGTCGGCTTGTTCCGATTGAATATATTTCTGGGCTTACGGATGCGTCCCTTACATCGGTTATTGTGCCGGGTCAGGACGTTGAAGATACGAGTAGTATCAGAAATCGGTATATTCAGACGCTTAATGGTGAGGCGTTTGGGGGTAATATTTCGGATTACACTCTTAAGGTAAACGCGATTGATGGTGTTGGTGGCGTTAGAGTTATCCCAGTTTGGAACGGAGGCGGAACAGTGAAGCTTATTATTATTGATAGCGACTATAATGTACCGTCAACCACTTTGGTGGATGATGTTCAAGCAGAAATTGATCCTGTGAGCGGAACAGGTGAGGGCATTGCGCCGATCGGACACATGGTCACAGTAGAAGCGGCAAGCGGGGATTTAATTGATATTTCTATGACGATTACATATGAACCGGGTTGGACATTTGGTGATATTGCGGCGTACCTTGATAGTGTGATTGATGCGTATTTTATCGAGCTCATGCAGACATGGGAAGAGGGGCAACAAAGCGTTGTTAGAATCTCACAGATTGAAACACGCGTGCTTGATCTTGATGGCGTTGTTGATATATATGATACATTAATTAATGGTCAGGCAAGTAATTATGTGACGGATGATATTCCAAAAAGGGGCGAGATAAGTGGTTAGTATGATTGAGTATTTGCCTGATGTTTTAAAAGACAACCGGCTTTTTTTAGCAATAAGCCAAAGCGTCAGCCCACGTTTTGATGAATGTCAAGAGGCGACCGATCAGTTATTAAATAATCAGTTTATATTGACAGCTGATGAAGATGGGATTATGCGGTATGAGCAGTTATTGGGGATTAGGCCGAAACTTACCAACACGCTTGATGATAGACGATTTCTGGTATTATCAGTATTTTCGAGCCGATTACCGTACACATATGAAACGTTAGCAAACGAGCTAAATCATCTATGTGGGACTAATGGATATAACATAGTGCTTGAGCCAAATGATTATACGATTATTGTACGTGTTGGGTTAGATAAGAAGCAGCAATATGACGTGGTCGAAAAGTTAGTGCGAAAGAGAACACCAGCTAATATTATCGTTGATTTAAGTCTCTTATATAACTCACATATCGTGCTCAGTTCTTATCCGCACGGCGATCTTGAACTTAGAACATACAAGCAAATAAAGGAGGATGCGTTTTAATGGCGGATTTTACAACACACTATAATTTAGAAAAACCGCTCGATACCGAGTTTTATGATATTGGCGTGCAAAATACCAACATGGATAGAGTCGATAACGAGCTTAAAAGTATAAACGACAATATCGATTCAGTAGAAGCTGATATTGTCGGCATAGAAAATAGTATTACAGGGATTAATAGCGACATATCAGATTTAGAAGCGGCGATCGATGATGCGAAGGGATTGTCCGTAATAAAAAATATCAGCATTG